ATGCAGTAATGCTCAAGCAAGCTAGGGATAGGTTTATCAAAAGCTTCACCAGAGTATTCTTCAGGTCTACCAACCATCCAAGACCATACTTTTCCATAATCAATCTTTGCCTTTCCTAGTTCGTTTCCCCATGCCTCTAGAGAGTGTCCCTTCTCCCTCGTCGGTTCTAGCAACCTTGACACTACGAGAGTATCGTAGCCCTGCTTCAAGCCAATCTTCGTCCCCCAAAGCCTGTTCAATATTGGGAAGTCGAAGTTGATCCCTCCGTGGGCTGCTATCAACGTAGCGTCCTTTAAGTAGTCCCATAGGCCGTTTGGAGCTTTCCATACCCTTACTTCCCCTGTGTCAATGTCCTGAGAAACGGTTAAATGGATCATATCGTGACCCAAGTTGGTCTCTATATCTAAGGCGATCCTTTTCATGTTCTTCTTTCAACTTTTCGTAATCATTGATGAGTGTATGGTACTTCTCTTGTAGTTCATAAAACTTAGTCTCTAAGTCCATGAGTCTACCAACTAAGCGTTCGTAGTTGTCAATCATTGTTGACCTCTCTAGCTTTAAGCATTGCGTCTGCCAGCACATATGCGTCACGGGCATACATGGCTTGGTCATCCGCTACAAATTGGTGCTGGTTTGCCAACATACCTTGCATCGCCTTGGCAGCGAAGTAGTCGCGCAGGGTCATTCCGAGACAAGTCATCTCGCTGTTAACTTCAATGGGGAACGCTTGCCCGCCTGTGTTTTTATTTGTCATGCTTCTTTCCTTTCACGATACCACTTCACAGCAGCTATCCAAGCAGCAGACACAGCAGGTTGTCCGTTCCAAGGTTCAAAAGGTAATCCGTACTCTTTAGCCCACTTGAGATAGGCTTCTTGAGTCTCTTTATCCCACATATCTTTTATGTCATGTTCGTTAATCATTTTCAATTCCTCCTCGACGATAATGGTCAATTAGAAGACCCAAGATCTTAGCAAGTTCTACATTGCCTTCGATGTACGCTTTGCGTTCTTGCTCTTTAAGTTCTCTCAATGTCATTTTATCTTCTCCAAAGTTAATAACCACTCTTCAAACTTCTTGTCAATCTCTGAGGGTTTAGCTCTCTTAGTACGTTTCTCAGGAGGCTTTGGCGGTTCAGAAGGCTTGTACCAAGGTGCGTTAGGTGCTAAGACTGTTTTCATGTTACTTTAAGTTAAGAAACAAACCAACTTGTGCAATAGAGTAACCAAGCCAGATAGCCATGTTACTGTATTCCCCTTTTAGGCCTTGGAGTACACCAACTACAGCGTAACCAATGCCTGTGCTACCTACGATCATCATTTCAACCATTGTTCTTCTCCTTATCGAAATATCGCCCACATCCAAAAGGCAAACATCAGCAATATGAAAGCATCGTTCAAAGCATCAATCATGTGTTCTTCTCCTTGAGTTTGGCTATCTCAAAACAGATGTATGTCAATGCAATACCAAACCACATTCCATAAATAAAAGTAATCATGTGTTTTTCTCTTTCAAGATTTGTTCAAATGCTTCTGCAATGCCTTTGCGTGTGACAGCGCCCATGTACGGCTCTTTCTTTTCTGCTTGTTTATAGGCTTCTTCAATGTCCTTATCCGTCAGCCCAACCCATTCGCGCTTTGGTTGTGTGTGGGTGTCGTGGTAACACTTCTCGCTCGTATGGCATCCGTGAAGGCATCTGCTACCGTCCGCGCACTTGTTTCGGTACATATCCGCCGCAGGCTCACGCTTTGGTTGTGGGTGGGTGTAGAGAGGTGTCCAATGAACCATCCAATGAAAAAACTCCCCTGTGTTTTTAACTAACTCACCAGTTCCAGTTAACCACGCCACAGGCTCTTGAGAAACTTCGTGCTTCTCTGCTTCTGCGATGGCTTGGCGTAGGGATGTAATGGCTCTGCCAACATAGTAAGCATCAAGGGAAGTGTTTACCCTTAATGGTGTTCGTATTTGAATCAACGCCTCAAGCGCCTGTTCCATTGCCTCGATACTCATGTGTTCTCCTTAATGCCGTGTGCGGCTTCGATTGCTCTGGCAAAGTCAGTCATCGTGTCGTAATAGCTCTTTGGGTCATTGAGGATAGTTTCAATTCTTTCATCCGTCAGCGGCTCACGCTTTGGCTGTGGGCAGTCGTAAAGGCCTTGCCAGTTTGGGTTTTCATCTTTTGGCTCGTATTCATCGGCATAAAGCCATTGGCATAAGTCAGACACATCACCTTCAAACGGCCTGCGCCACGCCACAGGCTCTTGACTCTCCAAATCTGAGATAGCTTGGCGTAAGGATATGATGGCTTTTTTGTATTGAATGATGTGTGATCCCATAAAGCCAGCTTCCAACGCCTCAAGCGCCTGTTTCATTGCTTCAATGCTCATAGCTCCTCCATTGTGACTTCATACATTCTACCAGTATCTAAGTCATACTTCAATGAGCAAGCAGGGCCAGTAAGACCGTTGTATCTATTTTTAGCTACTGCTACTTTAGTTGTATGTCGTACACTGGCATCAGGACTCATTGAGTTACGTTCTAAGGTAATCACTGCATCAGACAGTTGAGCGATAGCGCCTGAGCCTCGCAGTTGAGACAGAGAGACTGCCTGACCATCTTCGTGGCCTTTATCGCTGCTAGGTCGTTTGAGGTGAGACACACAAATCAAAGTAATCTCTAACTCTTGAACCAAAGTCCTGAGTCTAGTCATCAAGACGTCAATGCTCTTGCGCTCATCTCCCCCATCCATACCAGAGATAATAAGACTAATGTGATCAAGAAATATGACCCTACAATCACAGGCTTTGGCCATGTATCGCAAACGATTAAGAACGTTATCAATAGCAAGGGAGCCGAAATGATCAAACAGAAAAATCCTATCAGTACCAAGAGTAGCGTCGAAAGCATCTTTTAACTCCTCTTCTGACACTGGGGTGTCTGGCAGGTGCAGCTTCTTGTTTGCATGGAGAGACATAACGCTTCTAGCAGTTTTTCGTACTGATTCCTCCAGAAACATTCCTCCGATATTCCACTTTGTTGTGTTGAGAATGTTGAAGAGGATTTCACGGAGGAACTGTGATTTCCCCAGCCCACTCCCTGCTGTGACCGTGATGAGTTCAGCTCGTCGAAGTCCGTAGAGGAGATCATTGAGGCCTTTGAACGGATAGAAAGCCTCAGCTGCTGGTTCCGGAGTATTGACTGTTGACCATAGGGAAGACGCTGCCACAATTCCGTCGGGCACATAAGTCTCAGCTCTCCACCATTGATTAACAAATTCAGTTGTTCGTCCGTTACGGAGATAGTCGCAAGCATCTTTGAAGTCCTTTAAGTGTTTAACAATCTTACATTTGCTACCGAAGAGTTCAGCTACCTCATTGGAAGCCTTAATCCCCGCATCATCTGCGTCGAAACAGATCACAATCTCCGCAAAGCTATCTAAGTATTCGTAGTTAGCCTTACAGTCCTTCAATGCTGCTGAAGCACCGTTACGGATAGACACAACAGGCCACTTGCTACCTGTCATCTGATAGGCCGCTAGAGCGTCTAATTCGCCTTCACAGAGGGTGATGTACTTACCCCCTTTAGCGAATAGCTGTTGACCAAATAAGGCCGCTTGTGACCAGCTACCCTCTACATTGAAGTTCTTCAGTTCAACGTGACGCACCTTAGCAGCTACCTCCTTACCATCTTGGTCAAAGTAAGGATAGTAATGCTTTGTAGCATCTTGTCGTACACCGTAGGCCTCACAGGTCTGCTGTGTAATCCCTCGATCAGGGATAGCCTTAATCTCACCAATCTTGCTGCTAATCATAGGTTTTACTTTCGATTTGGTAGGTACATCCTGATAAGTACCGTCACTTACGTAACTTGCGTTACTTTCATAGTGGTTGCACACATGGCAGTAGGTATGCCCGTCATCGTAAAGACTGTTGCCGTCTGAGGAACCACAGGCTTCACATGGTATGTGTTTCAAGAACTTTGAAGCGATTTTGACATTAGAAGTCTGGATCGTCATGTAGAATCCTTTCAGCAAGACCACATTGGTCACATACACGATAAATCCCGTTAGGTGCTACATACATAGTATCAACACCTCCACAACGTAGGCATCGTAAACTGTCATCATCTTCTTCCTCGTCCTCTACTTCTTCTGTAGCTTCTTCTTCTAAGTCTCTACCAGTGACTTCGTCACGTTGAAAGATAGCATCCCAACGCTTGTTGTATTCGTCTTGAGATACGCTGAATGGGCGAGGGCTTGAACCTTTACCGCCATCTGATTTACTGCTCATAATAATCTTTCTCCTTTTACGCCAACCAAGGGCAGGTTTAAACATTGTTTAATTTCTTCCACTCTAAGATAAGCCTTTGAATGTCCACCAAAGTGCCCTCAGAGGTCGTTTTGTTGGCTAGCCACACTTCCAAATCATCCGCTATCGTTTCAAGCGTGTAAAAGGCTTCTACGGCCTTCTGTGAGCACTTGTATGCGTGAGCATCTTGTGCGTTGAACAAGTCATATTCAATAATAGCCTTCATTTGAGACTCACTTTCAACAAAGTTAATACAAAAATACACAAGCTCATTATCATGTCTTTTTCTCCGCTTCGAGAATGTCAGCTAACACCTGTTGCCAACCGTAGATGGAGATTAACTCAGCTACATCTTGGATAGTAAAGGTGTAATGGGCTTCTTCTTTCATGCACCAGTCATCAATGTAATGATCTTCAAAGCCATAGTTTTCTTGCTCATTCATAGTTTCACCCCATTGTAATCTGCTAACAGTTTAAATGCCTTCTTCAATTCACGATACTGCTTTTGGTTTTCCTTTTCATCCATAGAAAACAAAGGACAACCCCCAATGTTAGGAGACAACCCTTTGTACTGTGATTTTAAGACAGCATTAAACACTTTGTCTGCTGTTTCAATGTCAATTTCAACTGTAATTTTTTCCATGTGTCGATTCTCCTTTAAAGTATCTTTAATGACATAAGTATTTAAGGTATCTTTAATAGTGTATTAACTTCTATGAATCACCATAGGAGTCATTAGATACTAATGAGTATCTTTTAAGTTTGCAATAAACATGCCAACTTGGTCTTCGTCAAATGTGTTTTTCATCAGATTGTAAATCCACACCACCCATTGAACATTGTCAGGCTCATAGCCCCTTGTGTTGTCTATCCTGTCAGGACTTGGCACAAAAGGTCGTCGATGTCCTCGTTGTTTAGGCTCAGACAGATCAAATTTAATCCCTGTAACCTCACAAGACTTGTCCTTGATTCGTTCAAGAATTTTGTCTTTTGTCCACCAATCATCACGCCATTCTAACCCCTTTTTTAGGGAGCTTGCTTTCATGTGTCCTCGTATCACGTTTGCTACTCCATTCCAGTTTTGTTGTTGATATTTACGATAACTTTTAGACATGCTGCTGTTAAAACAAGGTTTACAGTAACACTGTTTACCGTCTTTTAACTTTTTATTATTGTAAAAATCAAACAATGGTTTTGTTTCTTTGCATTTTGGACATTTTTTCATATATTCTCCTATAA